CAAGAATTGTCCAAACAGTTGCGTCTGAACCAGGTTGAACATTTACTTGTTGATCTTTTAATTGTACATATGAGTTTGAAGAATATCTAACAACATCGCCAATATTATAATATGTAGCGGCGTCATAAGTACCTCTCCAGTTAAATCCACCAACTACTTGTTTCCAATAAGTTGCGTTAACTGTACCATCTGATTGAGCAGGTCTTTGATTAGTTGAGTCTAAAATACAGACATAAGAATTACCACCATACTGAACTGTATCTCCAGTTTTGTATGTTGTTCCGTGAACATAAACACCTTCGGCATTAAATCCAGTTGTAACTACATCCCAATATGTATTATCAGCAGGAGTTTGTCCTGAAGCTTCTTCAGCATTAATATACACATAAGAATATCCACCGTGAGTTACGACATCACCTTTTGAGTAAACCGTACTTGCGTTGTATGAATCTTCAAATTGTAATCCTTCAGAATAAATGGCAAAGTTTGCCTGTGCGAAATCATCTGTTGTTGCACCTGAAGTGTGAGCAGTTGTACATCTATATTGGTAAGAACCAAATTTTACAACATCATCTAATCTGTAATATGTTGTTGCAGCCCAATCACCTTGATATGATAAACCTTCACTATAAAGTGTAAAGTTTGCTAAATCTATATTAATATCTCCACCTGAAGCAGATGTGTGTTCAGTAGAGACTCTGTATGTTCTTCCACCATACTTAACTAGGTCGTTTAATCTGTATTGTGTGTCTGAAGTGTAATCACCTCTAAAAGTGATACCGTCTGAATATTGTTCAAAGTTTGCTTGGTTTAATACTGCACTTGAAGATGTATGAGCAGTTGTAACTCGGTATTGTTTACCACCATAAGATACTAGGTCGTTTAATTTGTACCAAGTTGAATTTGCGTAAGTACCTTTGTAGTAAAAAGATTCTCCGTGTAGTTGCCAATTTGTTGTGTAAGTTGCAGGAGTTGTGTAAAAGATGTTTTCGTTGTTTGGTGAAGTATGGTTTGCTATACAAACGTATGAATTACCACCGTACTTAACTATGTCATCTATAACATAGCCTGTACTAGTTGCCCAATCACCTCTCCATTTAAATTTAAGTCGTCCTAGTTTAAAATCTGCCATTTGTTTCCCTAATTATTCATTTCTATACTGCACTTTGGTAAGTAGTAGTTGATGAACTTGCCGTTGTGTCTTCAAAAGTATCAAAATCGTCTGAACCTTCAGCGTTTCTTGTTACTCCTGCGTTTGATCGTTTTACTAAATCTCCACTAGTATTATTTATAAGAAAAGTAGTGGTAGGATTTACTGAAAAGTTAATTTGTTGAAATCTATCACTATCATTATTGAAGTATCTTTTTTTAACTTGTCCTACTACAATACTTAATCCAGTCTTTGGTATTAGTGTAAATGTAACTACTGTATTATTGACTAAAGTAAAGTCAGAAAATGGTACTTGTTGAACACCGTCTAAAAATACTGCAATCCTTGACTCATTTAATACAGGTGTTGATATTGTAAATTGATATGCTGAACCATCTGTTGTAAAATAGTTGACATCAAACATCTCTAGTCTTTCATCTACATAGTCTGTTTCTGCTCTTCCAACAAAATCAGACTTACCATCTTCAAAAAATTTTGATACTTCAATCGTTTCATTACCTTTGTTAGGATTTACTGAAGTTAGATATAACATACCATCTTTTGTTCGTCTAATTCCGTTAAAAGATTTCTGTTTTACTGAAGCAGCGGGTGTGTGATCTACTAGATATGCCATTTTCTCTATTTATATTTTTACGTTAATTCAAGGATACTTGCGTATGCCTCAACATCTACTGAAGACGAATCAGGATTAGCGTCAGCGACTACTCTAACAATATCGTTGTTCTCTAAATTAACTGGTTTGTCTAAAGTTAATGTATTGTTTGGTGGAACTTCTAAACTTTTACCTATATGATAAAAAGTAGAACCACCATCAGTTGTAACCTTTACATTTACGGTAGCACTAGCAGTTGTACTTTTATTTGAAATATACAATGCGTGAATTACAGCAGTTGCACTTGCACCAGCGGCAAATAAATTACCAGCGGATGTATCCACAACTGGAACTGTTATTCCTGCATTTTTAAATGTACTTGCCATAATTAACTACCGAATACTATTGAAAACGCTAATGAATCTCCTAACATTGCTACATCACCATCTGCGTCTGGAAAAGTTATTGTTCTATCTCCTGTAGGTTCTGCAACTGTTATAGTTGTTTCGTATGCGTTCTCCTGATAACCTTCAAAGATTAAATTTGCACCGTTTAAAGTAATATCATTACTAGTTACGGCACCACCGTCTGTAACTGTTTGTAAAGATACAGCACCTGCACCACCAACTTCTTTAACAACATTACCAGATGTTTTAGTATAAAGTTTACCATCGGTAACATTCATTGCCAATTCGTGTACTGCTAAAGCAGCAGCGCCAGGAATTTGATTTGGTGTTTCGGATCTTTTTGGTTTAATTACTGTTGCCACTAGAATGTACCACCATCAACAGTTGTAACTTCTACATCACCAGAGGTTACTGTAAAGTTATTTGAATTAAATTTTGCAACACCTTTATTTGAAGCAGTTGCGTCTTCGCCTTCAATTTTAATTGTGTTGTTATCAACGATTGTGTTTATACCTTCTCCTGCTAAGAAATCTAAATTTTCTTCCAAGAAGACTGTACCTTGTGTAGAACTTTCGTCTGTAATTTTAATAAATGGATTTGCAAGTTTAGTTGTTTGAATTGTAGCATTAGCAAGCATTGAGTTTACAACACCTAATGCCTTAACTCTTAATGCGTCTGAATTAACTTCAAGTGAACTATTGTCAACTGCAACATCTAATTTGTTACCATCTTTCGTTAAAGCATCCCCAGCAGTTATTTGACCTGCACCAGAAAATTGAGATACATCTAAATTAGTTGTTCCAAAAGTAGGAGCACCTGTATGTGTAAATGTATAACCATTGTTAGCATTTAAAACACCTTCTTCAACAAATACGAAAGCACCACCTGATAATTCAGCAGGTTGATCCTCTGGAGTTGCTCTTGTTAATATCCAATTTGTAGAAGCACCACCAACATTTGTAACTGTGTAAATACCGTTTTGTGTACGAGTTGTTTGATCTTTAACTAAAATTCTATCATTTAAATTAGCGGCAGTTGAGTCAAGTGTTAATGTTCCTTGTGTGCCTGAATTTGTTAGTGTTGCACCAACACCAGCAGTACCGTTATTATAAGTTGCTGTTAAGTTAGCAGTTGTTCCTAGTTTACAAGATGGTTTAGTATCTAAACCTTGAGCAACTTGGTCAACATACTCTTTGTTTGCAAGTGAATTAGAAGTAAATCCTGCTCTATCTTCGTAACCTGATGGTACAATTACTGTACCAGTACCGTGAGGTGTCAAATCAATATCTTTATTACCTGCTGTTGTAGTAATTGTTTGACCGTTAATTGTAATATCATCTACAACTAAAGAAGTTAATCCTGCAATATCAGTTGTAGTTGCACCTAAAGTTAATGTAGATGAACCTAAAGTAGTTGTAGGATTTGCTAAATTAGCATTTGAAATAGCGGCAGTACCAGATAAGTTAGCATTTGTTAATGCCGTAGCAGTTACAGTTACCGTATTATCAGTAACCGTTTGTGTCATACCACCTGTACCTGCGAAAGTTAATGTTTCTGAAGTATTGTAAGTATCTGTACCTGTGTCACCTGCTAAATTAATAAATTGATTAACAGTTGTAAAATCTAAATTTCCTGATCCGTCTGTTTTTAAGAACTGACCAGCAGTACCGTCGCCGTCAGGTAAAACAAAAGTTTGAGAAGCTGTTACTGCATTAGGAGATTTAAGTCCTATAAAGTTAGTACCGTTATTAGTACCTTCGTTAAATCTAATTTCACCACCTGCTGTTAGTGAGTTACCTACGTTTAATGTATCTATTGCTAAGTTTGAATCTGCAATGATAGCTGAATTTCCTGTTAGAGTACCATTTACGTGGTCTAACATATCTGTAAAATACTGACCTCCGATTACTGATACGTTATTTGCGTCACCGTTACCGTCAACGCCACCTTCACCTATAAAGATTCTATCTCCTAAGTTATTCTGAGCGCCTGTTCCATATGTATATGCTAATTCACCAAGTTTAAGTGTTGAGGGTGCTGAAGTTGCTGAACTTCTTTTTATCTGTATTACTGTTGCCATATCTACTCTCTAAAATGATCCGCCGTTAAATGTTAAAGTTCCAGTAGTGGTAACAATTTCGTTTCTACTTACAAATTTACCATCACTAGCTCTGTATTGCAATAATGCACCATCATCTAAAGAAGTTACGTCAACATCACCTAATAATTTTAATGAAAGAGAACTGTTTTGAAGTGAAGTACCTGAAGGCAGGGTTACTGAAACTTTTTTTGGTCCGCTTCCAGTAGAAGCATTAATTTTCGCTGTAATACTTGCCATAAACCTCTCTCTTTTGTTATATTTATAATACTTTTATTATGTAGTTACATTGGGTCTTACAGTAATTAGACCCTCAATTACTCTGGTTACTGTACCAGTAGAGGTTTGTGTAATCTCTACATCATAGACATATCTTTCTGCGTCTAAAGCTGCCGTTTGAGTTGCCGTCATTGACAAAGCAACTACTCCCGAAGTAGCGTCTGTAGCAATAACTGAAGTCATAGATGTTCTTGTTCTTGTTGACGCATAACCTTTTGCCATCTTAGCTTCTGTCGTATAACCAGTTAAGTCAAATGCGTTACCGTTTGCGTCTTTTACAGTTACATCTGAACTAAAATTAGCACCTTGATCTATTATTAAATTAGCTATTGCTGCCATTGTCTTGTATGTCTTTTATTGGTTGAACTTTCTCTTTTTCCATTAATTCCAGAATTTTCTTATTGTAATATTCTGTCAAAACTTGAATTTTTTCCAACTCAACATTGTGTCTAACTTTTGACGCCTCAATCTCTTGTCTAGCTACGATTTTATTTCGTAATTCTATGCTAAAAGTTGTTTCGTCATATGTCTTTCCGTCTATTGCTAAAGCCATTATATACTCCTTTGTTATAATATATCTAACTATTTATACAAGTTTTTCAAACTCTATATCGTGTATTCCCATATGGAATACTATTCTTTCTTTAGTTGGAGACTTGACACCGTGTGGTTTTTTAGTGTTTAATACGACCATTGATTCGTACAAAATACTAGCACTTTCTTTACCATCATCAAAGTACAATTCTCCTGTATTTTCTGTTATAGGTATTACAAAAGAACATTTACTTTTAACATCTGAATGTAAAGGTAATTCTCCGCCTTCTTTTACTCTAAAAAAATTACATCTAAATTCTTTAGGTCTTATTTCAAATTCATTCCAAATACTTTTTATTAGTCTTAATAATTTACGATCAAAGTTGTGTATCTCTTGTACATAAAACTTATTCATATCTTCACCACCAGTTGCGTCTTTAACATATTCAGAATACAACTGATTGCTGTCTTCCCACTTACCATTAAAGTAATCATTCCAAAAATCTTTATCTACTTTAAAATCTGTTTCAATAAAAAAGTTTTTATGCCATTTTTTATAAATCATCTTGTCCATCAACTGATACAATAATATGAGAACGAGCAGTAGTGCCTTTGTTCCAAGCACTATGTCTTAATCCTTGATTTAGAAACCAACAAGAACCTGGTTTCATAGTTTGATATACTTTCTCTCCATCTACTACACAATAAAAACCACAATCATTGTTTGTTGTTATTGGTATATGAAATCTAATTGAGTAATCTGTATTGTAATCTATATGCTCAGCAACAAAAGCACCTGGATCCATAATCGCTATTCTTGCTCTTGTAGTTTCTGATTTAAAAGAAGTTATGACTTCTTCTAAATATGTTCCTTTTACCCAATCTTTAATTTTATTATAATGTCTTTCATCTAATCTACTTTTAGGAATTTTTTTATTATAAACTCTATCTTCCATATCTGGATTGTATTGAGTAAGTGCTACTTGCTTATAAGGAGAACCGTTTACTTCGTATCTTCCAGTATCATCTTTGACAATATAGTTTTCAAAAGGTTTAACATAGTTTCTAAAATCCCACGCCATTCTTTTATTGTTTAAACCTTTTCTAAATTCTGATTCTTCTACATCATTATCTTGTAAAAATTTATATGCGTCTTCTATTGTGTCAAACTTTAATCCAAATGCTTTTTGTAGTTTAGCAGTTTTGCCTCCTACTAAATCACCGTATCCATCTTTTTCTTTTAGATCATCTACTTCAACAGGCATTTGTTGAACTACTTTAATAATCTTTTCTACATCAAAAGTTTTATCTAACTCTTTAAATGGTGGTAGATCGTGTCTTTTCTTCAAACTCATATGTTCCTTTATATTGCCAACAACTTGGATTATCTTTACGACATACAGCAACCTTTTCATTGCTAAAATGCCATTTTGTATTTGTCTTTTTTTCTATTTCTAAAAACAAATTTTTCATATACAATCTGTTTCTACATCTACTTATAAATGCTTTTCTGAACCCTAATTGTTTTGTTATTTCTAATTGTTGTTGTATAGATTTAACTAAATGAGGTCTAGCAATATCTCTACCTGGTCTTCTTAAACAATCGTGTTCCCAATATCTGTTCAATATTCTTACTTCTTCTTTTTCATAAAATTCAGGTCTATGCCATACTGAACTAAATCCTAATATTTTGTCG